AGCTCAATTGCGACACCCAGCGCACCGCCCAAGAGATCAGCCAAAAGCTGAATAACGGGCATGAGGGTTGTAATAGCATCAACTAGGATAGGCCCTAGCAGACCGAGAATTTCGGTCAAAGGACCGATAAGGGGCGTGATCGCAGCGGCTACCACCCCGAGGATGGGCGCAAGCGCGGCCAGCACGGACCCCACGAGCTGGGAAAGCGGACCGAGGAGGGGAGCTACTGCGCCCAAGATACTGGAGATACCCGAGATGATCGGGGGGATGGCAGGGGCGATCCCCTGAAGAACGGTACCGAAGCTCTGACCCACCGTGTTCAGCGCTTCGAACAGGGTAATCAGGACTTGTTGACCTTCGGCCGATGCAAGGAAGTCATCGAAGACCTGGAGTGCCTGCCCGAACACCCCGAGGATGTTGCCGCCCGTGGTGGACGCGGCGGCACCGATGGACCCGAGGATGCCCGCGATAGGGGACAGGATGTCCCCGATGGCGGAGAAGACCGCCATGGCGTCGTGGACCCACTGTGTCGCCTGCCCTGTGGCCGCTGCCTGTTCCAGGAACTCAGCAAAGCGCGTAATCATGTCCGCGAGACCAGCCCCGGCATTCTCGCCGAACGCCCCATTGATCGCGGTACCCACGCTAAGCAGGGAGGAGAACAGGAGCGCCAAGGGCTCCTGAAGCTGTTCGATGATGGACGCCATGATGGCGAACGACCCGGTTACAAAGTCGATACCCTCTTGTGAGGTGGCGACTAGCGCGAGGTTCTGAAGTAGCCCGTTGATCGCCCCAGCCACGGCGGTCATGCCGTCCGAGACGGGTCCCATGAGGGTACCGGCCAGTTGGGTCAGGATGGAGTCAAAGTCTTCAAAGAAGGCGTCCTGTACCCGGTCGCGTAGCGCGTCCAAATCTGGGGCCATGTCCCGAAGTGCCTGAGCCGCCATCTGGACGTTGGGGGCCAGCCCCTCCATTGCCGCATCGAACTCCTCAGCGCTCCCGAAGGCAGCGCCGAAGGCGTCACCGACACCCATCGTGGCAACGCTGAGCGTGGTCATTCCGGCGGCGGCAACGCCGATTACGGATGGGAGGGTGGCCGCGATGCCTACGGCAGGGGCCAGCGCGGCGGCTAGCTGGACAGCGGCGGCCGTTGCGGCGGCCACAGCGCCACCGAAGACAGCGAACCCTGACACAGGTAGGCGGATGCCCGCAATGGACGACAGGGTGGCGCTGAGCCCTTCCCCGAAGCCGTCTCCGAAGGCAGTACCGGTGTTGCGTCCGCCGCGTCCCCCGTCGTCAACGAACCGGCCGAACTGATCGCGGAGCCTCCCGTTCACATCACGCTTGAAGCCGTTCTCCAGGCCCGAGCCAACGCCGTCCGCCAACGCGTCACCGATGACCTGACCACTAGCACGAGCGGCAGACACAAAGCGGCCTTGGGCATCCACGATCCGGCCCTGAGCGTTGCGCCGGAGCCCTTCGCCCAGGGCTTCCCCGGTACTGTCGGCAATCGTCTTGCCGACAGTCTCACCCACCTTGGCGGCTTGCCGGGCCATGCTTTGTTCAGCCCGGCCCACGCCGTCCGTGAGTTCATTCTGTACAGCTCGTCCGGCGGTGTTTGCCGCACGTTGCACCTGTCGAGTATCCAGCTCCGCTGTGATCTCGACAAACGCCCGGTCTAGTGGCCCCGCCATATCCGCACCTCAAAACGCGTGTACTGTCCGTGACAGCTTACCGCCTAATTGCGGCGATTCTTACCGCTCACTCCTCCGGCGGTCAGCGTCTTGATTGCGGCCTTGTTGTCGAACGTGGCCCGCTTGTCGTCACCCCATCCGGAGGGCTTCGGCGGCATACGCCGCTCGCGCTTCTGACCGGGCTTCGGTTCGGCCTTAGGCGCATTCCGAGCCGCGTCAAGGGCGGGCTTCGCTTTTGCGAGGGACCACCCAGCCACCGCTTCAGCAATGGCCGCGTCGAACTCCGCCTTCTCATCGGAGGAGGAATTGCGAACCGCGAAGTAGTACACCAGGTTCAGCCACTTGTCCCACGGCAATTCCTCGTGGTCCACGTTTTGCGAAGAACACCAGCCATCGAAGTACGGCCATACGATCTCTGACGTGGCCCAGCTCAGCAGGTAAACTACTGCGGGGTATTGCCTTTTCCCAGGGCTTCCCCGAACATCCACTCAATGATCTCGTTGAAGGTTGCCAGGTCAATGGGGCCGTAATCACCCCAGAACCGCTTCTCGAAGCGGTAGAACGACTCTTCTTCGAAGATGTCCTTCAGCTCGGTCATGAGCACGTTGCCCGCGTTGCTCTCGGGGTTGTTGGCCGAAGCGTCCATCTTCCCTTTGAGCGTGGAGACGTTGAACATCTGGCCCGCTGCAATGCCGGGCTTCAGAAAGAACATCTCGTCATCGATGTCAAAGTTGACCTGAACCTGACGGGTCTTGAAAGACTTCATTGACATAGCCCATTGCTCCTATCAGAATCGACGCATAGCGGAGACCAAGCCGTCCACGAGGAACGGGTTAGCCCGCATGTATCGCGTGCCGTTGTGGACGTAAACCGCATAGTCAACGTCCGTGCCAATTCGTTCAACAATAGCACCGGACTTGATGTACTCCCGAATCTGAATGGAGTTGATTAGGTTACCAGTGTCAATACGACGCGGGTCAGCACGAAGGCGCTGTTTCGCAGCGGCTTGGGTAGCAAGGGCACGCGCACGGAGGTTCTTCACCACTCCTGAAGTTGGGGAGGTCATCAAGACGCGGGCCTCACCGTAGTTGAACGAGTGCCGGACCCTGGACTTGACCATGATTCCCCCTAACTCACGCCACACGGATAGCCGCCGTTCATGACGCCGATGGACACGGTGATTGCCGAGCCCTGGCACATGCCCGCCGGGCCGACCTCTTCTTGCGGACCAATCCAGTACCGTTCAAACGTCTTCTGTCCGGTGACAGGATCACGCCGGACCCCGGCGCACATGCAACACATCAGCCCGGAGCGGACCGCCCAGGCGTCTTCAATGGTGACGCGGGCGGCGGCACCGATCGCAGAACACGGCGGGGGAGCGTCCGTGTCAGTCTCCGGAGCGCAACGCAACATCGATACGGTGTACTGGAAGACGAACAGGGGCGGCCCACACTTGCCTACGCCCTGGTTCTGTTCCCCGGTCCACGGGGTGGGGAAGGCGGCCGTCTCGTACTGGTTCGTCAAGGAGATGGCAAGCTGTCCGCATTCACATTCATCCCAGGCGATTTCCCCCGTGGTGATACACACCCGGTTAGGAAGCCCGGATGTGGTGCCCTCCAGGTAAGGCAAGATGCAATCGCGGAGGTGTTCGGCCAGCTCATAGCCTGCGAACGGGTTGGCGTTGCTGAACATCAGGAAGTCCCTACACGTCGTGGCGCGGGGCCGTCCATCGGGAAGATGTTGGCGGTTCCGGTGCCGGAGGGGTTGTACGTCTTGATGAACATGTCAGTCCAGTACAGTCCAATCATACCCTTGGCGAACGCCTGGTCAGAATCGAAGAAGACCTTCGTGACGCCTTGACGCGAGACCTGTTGCACCGTGCCCGTGGGGAGGACGCAACCGCCCGCGCCAACACAGCGTTTTGCGATCTCCACCGCAAGCTGACCCGCCGCAAGCTTGCCGAGCTGGGGGACATCCTGCCCGTAGTTTGCAGTCACGGACCATGTACCCGGCTGATCGTCGTCTAGGTTCAGGTCGTTGCACCGAGGCCACTCCTCCCCGTCCAGGCGGACCAGAAGGTTGAAGTTGTCCACTCGGTACGCCGATGGCGGAAGAACCACGCCATCCACCTTGACTTCAACGATGGAGTTCACGGGGTAGGGAAGCCGGACCTCCGAGACCGTGGAACAGGAGCACCCGGACGAGCATTGCCCACAGGCAATGTTAATCCAGTTGCCCGCCACCAGCGCCGGTTGCGGCCACGGCCATACGCCCCCGCTGAGGTTGTTCCAGCCCTGGAGCGGAATCCACGGCCACGATGGAAAGCAATCCTTCCGGCATGGCCGAAGCTCCACGGCGCACAAGCCGAACTGTTGCTTAGTGCGCATCCACAGGGCTTCGGTGGCCGCCATAGCCGCCATCTCCTGGATTGCTACGGACGTTCCTTCGGGGAACGTGGCGCATTCCAGTTCCCAGGCTTCGCACGGTCCCGTGATCGCCACGTTTACCCCCTTGGTGTGGTGTTGAGTGTACCGCTAGTTACCGGCTCCGGACCCCCGGCGCGGCGGCTCGTCAAAGCCCAACCCAACACGCTTGGGCACCCGGAGTACCTTCGCCTGTCGATTCGTAGCGACGAACGGAGACCGAAGCGGGGAGGCCACCTCACCGGAGGGACGCGGCGGAAACCGCCGTCCCGCTGCGGTGTAGCGGTTGCCCATACCCAGCGTGACGAACCCCTTCGCCCAGTCCAGGTCCAGCGCTGAGGCTTCCTGACCGATAAACTTGTGTGCCTTACGACCATGACCGTGGCCCACCAGGCTGTCACTGTCCCGGTGATCTACGAGCGAGGGCCACGGACACCAGGTGTTCAGGCGCTCCACATCGATGGCGTATCGGCCAATGCGGCGGTCGTACTGCGGATACCGCTGTTGATTGCACCAACGGATCATGCCGTTGATAATGCCGGTGGGAAGGATGATTGCCACTCCCCAGTTCAGGGACGGCATCTTCACCCAAGAGGCATCGGCGTTCTGTGCATCCTTGACCGCCTGTTCCACCTTGTTGGCGGCCGGACGACGGGTGCCGATGTACGGGGAGACCACGCCGACTTCAGGCAGGTGGTCCAGGGCGGCTTCCATACCCGCGATGAGGTCTCGGCACACCAGGGCGTCATCCTGAACGACCATGCCCCATTGGGCGGACTGGTCTACTGCCTGCCACGCCCGGCGGCCGGTGTGCCAGCGGGTGTTGTCGTTGTCCCAAATGACATCGGATTCATCAAGCCCGAGACGTTCTACCAGGTCAGGGATGAATTCGGAGCGCTTCGGATGCGCCATGATCTTGACGGAGAGTGTAGCCATAACGCAATCTTCTCATACCAGAAGAAGGACGCCAAACCTTCGCGTAGCGGGGTCTCCACGCGCTTGAGACGCCATTCGGGGAAGTGCTTGGTGATGTCCGGAGTGAACTCCCGGCGGAGCACGTGACGAGCCGTCCGACCCCCGGCGTGATTGGTGGAGTAGATCAGGACGTATCGCGTGGCGCTGTTGAACAGACGGCCCAGGTACGTCAAGTAGTCGTCGTCATCGGGCAGGTGGAACAGTACGTCCATGCTGAGTGCAAGATCGGCGGTCCACTGACGGCCAGGGGCCAACGCTTCGTCCGGCGTGGCGAAGACGAACTCTCGGAAGAGCTTGCGGTTCCGTACCAGGATCGTGGGAGACACGTCAATCCCGGTGTACGCCACGTATGGGGAATGTGCCGCGCCGACCTTCAGAAGGTCCAAGACTTGGCCGTCTCCGCAACCCCAGTCAATGACGCTGGTGACGGCGTTCTCATGAATGAGGTCATTCACGTACTCCGCCTTGTAGAACCCCTCTTCACCCTCCGATCCTGCGCCGGAGGTGCGGCCTTCGCGGTACCGGCGGTCCCAGTACCCGGCCGGGGTGTACACGATGTTCTTCACTTCGTCACTCCTGGGATGCGTTTCCCTACCTTGGAACCGGGGTTTGCCAGCGCAAGCCGTCCGGCGTGCTTCTCCACGTTCACGATCTCCCCGCACTCCGCCAGCGCGTTGACAGCCGCGAGGACGCCCGGGTTGTTGTCGGTGTCGTAGTCATCGAAGATGACCAAAGCGTCGTCGGCCAGGTGCGGACGCCACGCCCGGTAGTCGGCCACGGCCGCTTCAAAGTGGTGATCCCCGTCAATGTAGAGGAGCCCCACAGGGCTTTCCAGCGCCATGTCCTCCCACATCTCGGCGGCCAGCGTCGTCATGGAACGGACTGGAGTCACCTGGTCACGCACTCCGGCGCGGGTGATCTGGTCCAGGAACTCACGGTACGTGGCCGAAGGCAGGCGGCTCAGGACGCGGTTGCGCCACGCCGAGACCTCCTCGGACCAGGCGTCCACCGCGAAGACGCTTGCACCGTGTCCGATTTTCGCGCCACGCGCCAGATAGGCGGTGGATTTTCCCTTGTACGACCCTAGCTCTACGATCGCATTACTTGCGGGAATCGTGGCCGCATGGTTGTGGAGTAGTTCCCCAACCTCCGCCGAGATCAACCCGTCCAGGGTCTCCAGTTCGTCAAGCTCCAACACGCCGAGCCTCCATTACTTCCTTGGTGTGGTTCCATTCGTGAACCGCGAACACGTTCGTATCGTAGTCGGACGGGATGTTCCCGTTCTTCACGTGGGTGTACGAATAGGGATACCACTGGTGGGATGGGGCGGTATACCCACGGTGCGCACGCCAGATAGGCGTCAAGTAACGCGGGCCGGAGAGGTGGTTCGGACGCTTGCCCTTCAGTCGCCGAACATTGGCGTCCAGGCCCCGGATCAGATCCGCAAAGATGGGATGACCGGGCATCGAACCAAGGTACGTGTTTCCCACCCAGTTCCGGTCCTCCATAGCCGCGAACACCTCGCGTCCCGCAAGCGCTTCCGCGAGCGGACGAAGTGGCCGGGTGTCGGTGTCGGCGTAGAACCCGCCAAAGTCGTAGAGGAGTTCCAGCCGGATGATGTCAGCCCGAAACTGGTACACCGCGTCCGGCGGCACCAAGTCCTTAGCGCGCTTGTACAACACGGAGTGGCGAAGGATAGGGATGTTCTTGTCCGTCCAGACGTACGCCCCCCAGTCCGGGTTCAGTCGTCGCCATTCGGAGACGTTGCGCTTCATGTGCTCCGGCATCGGGCTCCCTAGCCAGATGAAGTGGAGCATCTTGGGAATCTTCTGATCCTGTGTCATCGTTCCTCCGTTCATAGGACCGGGGAGCGCCAACCCGGTGACTGGTAAGGCGCTCCCCGTGAGATGGGCTACATCTGCCCGTCTATCCTATCAGCTCTCAATCTCCAGAGCACCGCAAGCGGGTTCTGGAGGCTGAACAGTCGTGATGTTGAAAGCGAAATGCTTCCCCGGGTCCCACGTTGCCGTAGGGCTGTCTGCAAGCCACGGGTCCCCGATGTTCCACAGCGGAGAAGCGGGCTTGGACATGGACGCGAACCCGAAGGTGAACACGTCATTCGTGAAGGTGAGTTCCTGAACCCGCGCGTTGAACTCATGCGGGAAGGCCCAGTAAATCCACCGTTGGTTGCCCTCAGCGTCACAGGAGTCTTCCCCCGCGACGGGTTGCCAGATCTCCTTGGAGAAGCGGGCGTTCAGAAGGCCCGAACCGAAGGTGACGCCGGAGAACTCCGAGCCGTCCACAATTGGGTCTTCACCGAACACCAGGGCGATCAGGTCCACGTCCAAGGTACACAGGTTCGTGACCTCATCAACCCAGTTCAGGAACGATGGTTCCTGTTCGTTGACGCACGGTTCCCCGTTCGCCTTCCGCTGAAGTAGCCGCGTGCCGTCCTCGTAGTTCGGCG